GGAGATACTTCTAATACTCATCCATTCTCCGTTGGAGATTTTATTGCTGTAGAAGATGCTAGCACCTCGCCTGCTATTGATTCCAACTTCCTTTCTGCTGGCACCGCTGGCAAGAAAATCACTGCTGCAACAGGGAACACAATCACAACTGATATCGATTCATCTTCTGCATCTGCTGATTACACTTATGCTTACAGCGGACCTCAGGCAATCGTCAAACGTTGCGTGAAAATCGCTGCAGCTGGTAATGCAATTGTTGTTGAAGAAATTCAAGTTGTAGGCGGTTGATATGCCACTCGTTAACCAAGAAGCAGAAAGAATCGTTAGAGGGATGAAGAAAAATCGTCATCGCTTTAGAGATCTTTATGGCAAACGTGACAAAGAAGTCATGTATGCCACTGCTAATAAGTTAGCGCAAAAGAAGCAAGTAAAACAAAAAACCTGGAAATCTGGCATGGGATTTAAAGAAGAAGTTGTTGCAGAGAAGTGTGAAACACGCTATTGTCGCCTTTGTAGAAAGAAGGAGACCCGTAAACAATGCGCTTATGGTGGTGTGATGTGGGATCGTTATGCAGTAAAGGATGCATCTGATAGTGAAAGAAAAGACGCAGCAGAAGACTCTGGAATCACCAACGGTAACGGTGGAGAAGGAGTCACTAATGGTATGGGTGAATCCCTTGAAGATATCGTTCTCGAAAAGAACAAAAGTGGTGATAGTTCTCTGCGTGACTGGTTTAGCAAGAGTAAGTCTTCTGATGGCAAGCCTGGGTGGGTTCAACTCGGTGGTAAATATGCTGGAAAACCCTGCGCCAGACAACCAGGACAAACAACTAAACCCAAGTGCGGTTCAAGTAAGATGAAGCGCAACCTAAATAAAGAC